CCATTCTTTAAATGCAGTATAGTAAGCTTCAAATTCAGGCTCTATTTCATCTACACCATACTTACTATACATTTCTATAGCTTCATGAACTGCTGTTCCTCTATCGGCGGCTTTTTTCATCACATCAGGTGATATTGCCGAATACAATTCGTCCGATAATGGATTCATCAGAGTTGTAACAGATGGAAGCTCAAATCCTTTTAATGTGTAAATATGTTTTCGTTCATCAAATTTCAGCTCCGTCATAGGCTCGAATTTATCAATACTCATTATCGTATTCAGCCACCTTTCTATGTTCAGGGGCATACACATCATAGAGATATTCACCTATACAATCTTCACAGACAATTTCATCATAGATTTCGTAATATTCATCACCGTAATATATGTCATCACCGCATCCGGCACATTCATGAAACAGTTTTTCTTCCAACACATCATTTCCGTAATTTCCTGTTCTTGCAATCTCCATAGTTGCAACTGCATCAGGACTACTATTTGGCACTCTCATTATTCTAACCTCATTTCTTTAAGCAAACATTCGTGTTACAGAAGTTATGAAATTCATCGTCAATTCATCAACTATACAATCTTCGATAAGTATTTTTACATAACTTGCATTTTTATTATTTCTTAAAGCCTTTTGACTACCATAATCTAAAGCTTCTCTGAAACTCTCCGTAGAAATCGATTTACCGATTTTATTCTCAACAGAGTGTTTAACCGATTTTAAGGAATCGTACAATCCTGATATATCCACGTTTCAACACCTCCCAATTCTTTTCAAGCTTATAGGCTACAAAAAGTATTAACGGAAATACAAATATTTCACCGCCAACAGCGACATATAATCTACTGTTGTATGCTAATCTAAATGATATAATCGTTAATATAACAGCCAATTCGATTACAATCAGATAATAAATCTTTCTTTGTGTTTTACTTATCATCTTCATTCCTCCTATTCGTCATAAAGCCTATTTCCATAGGTTTCATTTTTGAAAGTGCTTGAATTAATTCAGCATCATCTGAAATGTTGTAGTTTTCTTTTAAATAATTGCGAACACCTTCTATATTTTCCATTGTTTTTGCTCGCCCGACTTACCGTACGGTAAGTCACCATCAAAAAAAATTTCATTAAATTCTAAAAGACTGAGCTGTAGCTTAATTGCTATTATCGCTTCTTCTTTAGGAGTAAATAACACTTCACCACGCTCTTTCTTTGAATATGAATCAAAGGATTTTTCAATGAAATTCGCCATATCGGTTTGCGTATATCCTTTTTCAACACGCTTACCTTTTAATTTTGCTCCGTTCATGGGGTACCTCCTTTTCTTTGTTTTCTATGATACCATTCTAACTTACCACACGGTAAGTTGTCAAGTGTTTTTTTGAATTATTTTATAAAAAATATAATTTATATTTACATATTCGTAATTTATGGTATAATTAAGTTGAGGTGATTACTATGTCAGACTTTGGTAACAGACTAAAAAAAATAATTGACACAAGAGGTGTAACTCAGCGTTGGCTTGCTGAAAAATCAGGTACAACCGAAGCATCAATATCAAGATATACTTCAAGTAAACAAGAACCGCCATTCGTCAAAACATTAAAGGATATGGCTATAAGTCTTGGAGTATCTGCCGATTATCTTGTCGGTGTAACAAATGTCGAAACTCCTAATCCAAACTTTCCGGAAGATATACTTCTCCTTGTTCAAGCATACACTCGTGCTTCAGATGCTGATAAAGCAGTTTTATGGGCGTTATTTGACAAATATTTGTCTCCGCTTGATAAAGATGTGCTTAATGAGGTTTTATCGAATAATGATACAAATTAAGGGTTTTACGATATGAATAAAATAATTGATACACTAAACACACAAAAAGCGGCTATCTATATTAGAGTATCTACACACCATCAAATTGATAAAGACAGTCTTCCATTGCAACGTGAAGACCTTATTAATTATGCAAAGTACGCTTTAAACATAGATAACTATGAAATCTTTGAAGATGCAGGATATTCTGCAAAAAATACAGAACGACCATCATATCAGTACATGATGTCAAAACTTCGTACCGGAGAATTTTCACATCTTCTTGTATGGAAAATCGACAGAATCAGTAGAAATCTTCTTGATTTTGCTACTATGTATGAAGAATTAAAAACGCTTGGGGTTACATTCGTCAGTAAAAATGAACAATTCGATACTTCATCCGCAATCGGTGAAGCAATGTTGAAAATCATACTTGTATTTGCTGAGCTTGAACGAAATATGACATCCGAACGTGTTTCTGCTGTTATGCTGTCAAGAGCAACAAACGGTCAATGGAACGGTGGTAGAGTACCTTACGGTTACAATTATGACAAGTCTACAAAACAGTTTTCTATTCACCCCATCGAAGGCAATCACATCAAAAAATTGTACGACCTATATTTAGAAACACAATCAATGCTTGCGGTTGCAAAATACTTTAATGAACATGGAATAAAAACAAAGACGGGAAATAACTGGTCTCCTACTACTATCGGAAAAATACTTGCAAGCAGATTTTATCTTGGAGAGTATCAGTACAATCTCCATAAAGACAGTATTGGCGGTGCTGGTGTTGCATCTTTGAAGCCTGAAGATGAATGGATAACGGTAAAAGACCATCATCCTGCTATAGTTTCAATCGAACAATGGGATAAATGTGCCGAAATACGAGCATACAATCATCGCAGGTCAAATGCACCAAAACGCTATAGACGTAAAAATACGCACATATTTGCAGGGTTAATCATTTGCGGTGAGTGTGGAAGCACATATCAAGCTACAATCGACCGTGCAAGAACAGGCGGCTATCGTCCATCCATATATTTATGTTCACGCAGAAAACAATATTCAGACTGTCAAAACAAGTATATGTCAGATATAACGCTTGGACCATTTA